TTATGGACGCATTATGGACATTCCAGACACCGGATTTAGTGTCACTGCATCTTGCAGGAAATCCGGCGCGAAATGTGCGTAGGTCATAGTTTGCTGTATGTTTGAATGACCCAATATGCGCTGCAATGTGATTATGTTACCTCCATTCATTATAAAATGTGTGGCAAATGTGTGCCTCAAAACATGTACGGCCTGTCCATCTGGTAAATCGGGTTTAACCTCTTTTAAGGCGGTACGTACTTTGTAGTAACTGGCGTTAAAGAGCCTGCCTGAGTTTTTCTTCTTAATTCGCTTTATTAGGTCAAGCGAAAGGGGGATTGTCCTGCGCTTCCCGTTTTTGGTTTTCATGAATGTAACCATCTGATTTATGATGTGTTCGGCTTTTAAGTCAGAAACCTCACCCCACCTGCCGCCGGTTGACAAACAAACTAGAACGGCGCTGCGCTCGTCGCCATCAAGGCGGGCTAACAGAGCTTCAATTTCCTCGCCTGACAAAAAAGCCATTTCGAAAGAAGCCTCTTTCAACCGCTTGATATCCCGGAATGGATTAGGGCAGTTGTATTCCTCAGCATCAATCAGTTTTGTGAATACGCCGCTCATCATTGCCATATGTCGGTTTACACTGGCAGGTTTCAACCCCTCATTCATCATCAAAACCCGGTAATCGGTTATCGATTTTTTGGTAAGTTGATCAGCCCTGGTTATACCCATTTCCTCAAACTTTGCGGCTATTGTTGTAAGTCGACCCCTTTCGATATCCCCGCGGGGGTGCATCTTGCCGTGATATATCCACCAACGTTCTAAAAGTTCGGTAATTCTTCTTCGGTCTGCTGGTTTTTCAATCCACTCTTTATTGTGAAAATTAACCAGTACATGACGTTCAAAGG